ATCTGGCCATTCAGCCAGTATATCTGTATAAGGCCATATTGTGCCGTTACTCTGTTTTAGCCATCGTTGCTCGCTCATTTTCCCACCCTCCTTTAATGAAGAGTGTCCCCTATTGAGGGGACGCTCCCTATTGCGTTAAGAAATCTGTGACTGATAAACGGTAGGCTCATCGAGCATATAACCCTCAACGTAAACCCTGATCTTACCCACTGTCTCGTCGGCTATGAACTGAACGTCAATCGTGTCGGAAGCTGAAAATACAACTCCGCACACAGTATCAACACCCCAGGCAGCGGTATGCGCCATGATGGTTGTTCCGAGCGTAACAGCATTAAGCGCGGCGAAAGCCTGCGTGCCTCCGGCAAGACCCACGTCTATGGTGCCTCCGGCTGTCCCCGCTGTGACAATCTCAACAACAACATTCTTGAGGACAGACCTTGCGGGCATAACAATCGCCTGGATTATATCCCCTGCGGTTAGCTTCGCGGCTGCCGCAAGGGTAGCATCGTCAAGAATCATCTGCGGGACATCAAGCTCACGGGACAAGACAAAATGCTTGTTGCCCTTGACCGCCGAGGCTCCGGCAGTCGACCCAATTGTAAAGTTATAAGTTCCCATGTGTATCTCCTTTCAATAATTAACCTTTGCGGCCATAAAGAAGAGCAAGCGCATCACCCTTTACAACTTTGTAGCCGAATATGTTAAGACCCCTGACAATATTGCCGAATGTGGACTGAGCGCGGAGAGTTTCAACCTCGGTCATCTGCGAGGCAAAGGTTATCCCGTGGTTAGTCCCGGCCATGATGTAATAACAGGTATAGGTGCCATCAGCGACTGTCGCTACGTGGTTAGAACTATAAAGCGTAAAGCGGTCAATCATGCCAAGGCGTCCGTTACGCATCACGCTCTGGTTGTCCCCAGCAAGAGACGCGTCCTTGAGATCAGACTTTTTGATCAGTCCAGCCACCCATGCGGGGATTACAAGCCATCGGCCAGTTTCCGGCACATTGGCCTCGTCAAGAACGGTTCCCATGTCGACAATGTAATCCAAAACATTGGTTTTGGTAAGCGCTATCGAGGTGCCTGGAACACCCAGGTCAAAGGCTCCTGACTTGGCTCCTGCAGCCACGCCCTTATTGGTGGCTGCGACGTCGGCGTAAACATCGCCCAGGACGAGGGTATCGATAGCAATCTTCATTTGTTCAGATGCGTCATTGCTCCACTGATCCATGAGTTTAAGGTCTGACTGGATTTTGTCCACGTCGTCAACGATAAACGCGAAATACTTGCCTTTGTTAATAGACAAGTCAACACCAGGACTATCAGGGTTATCAACTGAAAGATTCATGCCCTTGTAATACGTCTTGATGGTTATGGAAGGCACTGTCCTAATGTGAACGGTGTCTCCCATAGCCTTGATAAGTCCTTCGTAATCAGTATTGGCTATGGCACCGAAAACAGTAGTTCCATAGAACTTGCTGACAAGTTTCCCGGCCCAAATTGCCGGTATAAAGTTTCCGCTATACTGCGGTTGTCCCGCGCTGGCGGGGAAGGCTCCTATATTAGCCATTGCTCATCCCTCCTATCGGATGCGCCCTTCCCTTTGCGCCGCAAAAATCTCTTTTTCCTGTGCCGCGAACTCCGCTTCACGGCCTGCAAACAAGCCGCGACGCTCGTCGTCATAGAGTTTCGATACTTCTGCCTGGCTGAATATCCGGCCAGTTGGAGCAATATCACTCTGTGTCGGCGCTCTGGATGTCGGCGACACTTGAGATTTGAGGTCTTTACGAACTGTAGGGTTGGGCCTAGAATGTGATTGTCCAGATAAATATTCGTTGAAAATCGCGGCTGCCTTCTTTGCATCAAACTTAGCGGCGGCCTGATCGAGTAGCGCTTGGCGGGGTATCCCCAGGTATGGGTGCGGTTGCGCGAGCCAATCTATGAATCCCCGGTCTTCGTTGAGTTGTGTAAAGCTGGGAACTGATTTTTGAAGATCGGCGTAAAACCTCTCTTCGCGGGTAGCGGTTGTGTCGCCTTTCAACTCGGCTAACGTGGCTTCGAGGGTAGATACCTTCTCCGCCATGGCGTTGTTTTCCCTCGCGAGGTCTTTGAACTCGTCTCCCCAATCATTAAACCGCTCCGGGTCAATACGCTTATGCTGTTGATCCTGAGTGGTGGTGGGGGCTGAGGTGTTGTTTTGCGCGGCTATCCGGCTTATCTCGGCAGTAAGAGCGGCTATTTGCGCGTCTCGCTCTCTCATCGCTTGGTACAGTCTCGGAACTTCCGCATCGTATTTGCCTTTAAGGGTTCTGTAGCGCTCATCTAGCTTATCGTCTATCGGTTGCTGTGGTTTATCCCGTGTCTCAGGCGCCGTTTGTGTTTTGCCATCGTCACCTTGAGGCGGTTCAGCCTGCTGCATCTCCGCGAGGAGCCTGTCGGCCTCTGCTCCCTGCTCCGCTACTGATTGTGGAATACCGGCCATTACGGTATCGGTATTCGGTTGCACATCTGCCATGTTTTGTCTCCCTTGTCTCTCTGAAATCCGGGCCCCTAACGGTCTCCGGTTACTGCAACTGTTATAATCGAGCGCATATCACGCGCTTATAATCCGCCACGGGAGGAGAAGGAGGCGAACCCCCCGTGGCTGAGGAGGTAATACACTACATCCGATAGGAATTGGCACCTACCGGCGTAGTTTCCTGAGGGTATCTTGCGCTGTACCGGCGATGGTCAATAACTCCGATAATAGTTGGCAAGCTCCCTGATTCCAGTAAATATCCCTGCCTTGTGCCCTATCGTTAGCCTGTCTTAAATATGCAAGAGTAGGTTCCAGCACAGCCTCCTTAACTGCCTGGTATGGCCCTGTAGCCTCCAAGAGCGCTAACGCCGTATAAAACCGCACTCGCTCGTCTATGTCGGTCGGCAATTTAAGCATTGGGAGCCTTCACATTATTCCCCGTAGCCATCATATTATTCATGTACATTTCTTCCTTGGTCGGGATGAGGTCTGTAAGGCCTATATCAAGACCCGCAGCAACTTTACGCGCTGTCTCGGCTATGGCGGGTAGTCCGACAATCTGAGCAAGCATGGGATTGCTTATGAGCCGCAAGAACTCGTTGCGCCTTACCTGCTGCGCTTCCCGTGCGACTAAGGACTGGCTCCCCCTTGCTACAATCTTGATGTCTCCCTGCATCAAGAGCGGGTCTTGTCTGTAGAGCATCAACCACTCGTGCAGACGCTTGACACTCTCTGCAATGAGATTGATATCCAGGTTTTGCAATACCCTCTTTATTCCGCGACTGGAGTTGTTCATCATCATGGACAGCCCGGTGGCCGTGTTGATGGCTCTGTTAGTGCCAGGACTGGCCGGCGCGCCATAAGCATATCGCGGCACCCCCAACTTATTGTCGGCCTCCATGGAGAAAAACTCATAGATTCTCAGCAGTTCTCCAGCATGGATTTCTGGCTGCCAGAATGACAATGGAGGCTTATTGACAGAAGTCCTCGAGGTGTCCAACTGCCATATCTTCCAGGGGAACATCTGCGTGATCTTCTCGCCTTGCGCTAACTGGCTGATATCCAAAGCAACTTGTGGCCCGCTCGCGATACTGAGGTTGGACACAAGATTACGCGCGGTCGCATTGCACATATCCTGGATATCCCCAATGATATCCGGGATACCCTTACCCCAAAACATGCCTTTGATCTCTCGGAAGCTCGCCTTATAGTAGGGGATACGGCCTAAAGGGTCAGCATTTAAGAGCATTTTGATAACGGCATTACCAACTAACCATATCTCAGCATGATATTCCTTAAAGGGGTCATCTATCTCCGCGCGGTCAATCCCATATTCAAGCAGCTTTAGTCCCTGGACAGGCCCCCAGAACTGTAGCGCGTCAATCTTGCTTTCGGGATCACTAATGAGGGTATTGTTGATACCTACGGCGCCACGGACAGGCTGCGAATCATCAGGAGTATGGATATCCTGGGCAGCAGCGCCGTAGGATATCTCTGCCAGGATCGTCTTGATCGCGTCCTGGTTGTAGCCGTCGCACCCTTGCATGGCGATAAGGTCAGACTTGGTAAGCCTGTGCCGCTCTATCAGATAACTGTCTCCTATCCGATTGCTCGACGGAGCGGGATAGATATCCAGGGGGGAAGGGCATTCCCAGTGCATAACGATGGAGTCCCGTACTATCGGATTCCCCCCGTCATCCCATTCGAGGGTAGGCTCATTTTTGAGGACAGGCCCCTTTAAAAAACACGCCTTAAATGTCGTAAAATCCCAAATAAGAGAGCTTAATGCCTCATACCACCCAGATTCGGTCAGGATATCGTCAATTTTAGCTTCGATCTTGCCATTTTGCTCCCGTGCATATTTACCTATCTCTTCCTCGGCTTTGGCGA